AATATTATGGATATTCGTAAGATAAGTGTTGGACCTGACTACAAGTCGGGGGCTATGCACTACATAGTAGGACAGGAGATACTAAACGGTACGCATAGTATACACCTGATCATGTATGACTTAAATACTAAGTCTATAAAAATATGGATAGAGAGTAAAAAGGAAGAGGTCTTACTTTGGAAAGAGTTTACGGGCACAATGCCTATATCAATTGAATATAATATAAATTTTTAATGAAACATGCGTTCACCATTTTTTTTTATTGTAAAACCTGAGAACAACAGGCGATACGATAACACCAAGAATATATCAGGAGTTGAGGTAATAACAAGCACATCTGAGGAGGACGTAAGGTTTTCTAATAGAAGGGGCATTGTTCAGGAGTTACCGCTAGGGTACGATGGACCTATAAAGGTTGGAGACACGCTACTTGTACACCACAACGTTTTTAAGTTTTACAATGACATGAAGGGTCAAAGGAGAAGCGGTAGAAGTTTCTTTAAGGACGACTTGTTCTTCATAGAGCCTGACCAATTCTTTATGTACCACGACGGCAAAGATTGGAATGCCTATGACAGGTTTTGTTTTGTAGAGCCAATTGATGTAGAAAATTCTTATATTTACAAGAACATAAAGGAAGAGCCACTAATGGGTCTCATGCTTTACCCTAATGACTACTTAAAATCAAAGGGAGTAAAATCAGGAGACAAGGTTACATTCAAGCCTGAAAGCGAGTATGAGTTTTATGTTGACGATAAAAAAATGTACAGGATTTATGACCATCAAATCACAATGGTATTATGAGAAAATTTTTTAAATCATTAGCTATTTTACTTATAGCAAAGATTATTGTAGACATCGTACTGTTGTTGTTTATTATTAAGATTATATTATAGATGAATTCAAAGGAAGTTAAATTAAAAATAATTGAAGCAGGTCACAGGGCGGTAGAGCAGCTTATAAAGGTTGCCAAGGAGCAGATTATAAAGCACGACCCCGAGGATGACATATCGGCAGACAGGTTAAAGAATGCTGCCGCTACAAAGAAGTTAGCAATATTCGATGCGTTTGAAATCCTTAACAGGATTGATGCAGAGAAGGAGGCTATAGAGTCATTGAGTAGTGGACCAAGCAAGGTAGATACAAAACAAGGGTTTGCAGAAAGAAGGTCAAAATAATATATATAGGGTACTTGAAGAATATATACCCAAGAGTGTACTGTCCAACAAGAATAAAGCTAAGACTTGGAAGTATGGCTACAACGACACCTATGACCTTATTGTAATATCCAAGGACGGGACGTTGGGTGAGGTTATTGAAATTCAAAATTTAAGGATAGGACTACCACTAGCTCCTAAGAAGTGTTTCAAGAGACACGCTAGTAAGGAGAAGCAGTATTGGGAGAGGAAAGAACTTCCAAGGGAACTTACAAAGATACAATCTATTTTTCAATGGAATGACATGCCTAAGGAGTTTAAGAGTAGGTGGGTAGACTTAATTGAAAATGAGTTTGATTTTAGGGAGGATGGTTATTGGTTCATGAACAACGGTAAGCCTACGTACATGACAGGCTCTCACTACATGTACCTTCAGTGGGCATCTATAGATGTTGGATACCCTGACTTTAGGGAGGCTAACAGACTTCTGTATATATTTTGGGAGGCTTGCAAGGCAGACAAGAGGAGTTTTGGTATGGTATACTTAAAGATAAGGCGTTCAGGATTCTCCTTTATGTCATCGTCAGAGTGTGTAAGTACTGCCACACTAGCCAAGGATGCTAGGGTTGGTATACTATCCAAGACAGGTAGTGATGCCAAGAAGATGTTCACCGACAAGGTTGTGCCAATAAACAGCAGGTTACCATTCTTCTTCAAGCCTATTATGGATGGTATGGACAAGCCAAAGACTGAGTTAGCGTACCGTGTACCTGCCGCTAAGATTACGAAGAAGAATATGTTCGACTCTGACAGTGACACTATAGAGGGGTTAGATACTACTATAGATTGGAAGAATACAGACGACAACAGCTATGATGGTGAGAAGCTTCTATTGTTAGTACACGATGAGAGTGGGAAGTGGATAAAGCCAAACAACATTTTAAATAATTGGCGTGTAACTAAGACATGTCTTAGGTTGGGTAGCAAGGTTATAGGTAAGTGCATGATGGGTTCTACATCAAACGCTTTATCTAAGGGTGGAAGTAATTTCAAGAAACACTACGAGGACTCTAACGTACAGAAGAGGAGTGCCAATGGTCAAACAAGTAGTGGTCTGTATTCATTGTTTATACCCATGGAGTGGAACATGGAGGGGTTTATTGACAGGTATGGGATGCCTGTATTTAGGAATCCTAAAAAACCTTTGATGGGCGTAGACAACGAGCTTATTTATCAGGGGGCTATTGACTATTGGGAAGCCGAGGTAGACTCATTGAAGAATGATGCCGATGCATTAAATGAGTTCTATAGACAGTTTCCACGTACAGAGTCTCATGCATTTAGGGATGAGAGTAAGCAGTCTATATTTAACTTAACAAAGATATATCAGCAAATAGATTACAACGACTCATTAATACGTGAGCATCATGTAACACGTGGGTCTTTCAGTTGGAATAATGGGGTAAAGGACACGAAGGTTATATTCTCCCCCAACAAGAGTGGGAGGTTCTATGTCAGTTGGACTCCTAGTGATAAGATACACACTGCACCTATAAATAGGAATGGATTGAAGTACCCACCCAATGAGCACTTAGGTGCGTTTGGTTGTGACTCTTATGACATATCAGGGGTTGTTGGAGGTGGAGGTTCAAACGGAGCATTGCACGGACTAACCAAGTTTAACATGGACGATGCACCAAGCAATGAGTTCTTCTTGGAGTATGTAGCCCGACCACAGACGGCAGAGATATTTTACGAAGACGTTCTTATGGCGTGTGTATTCTATGGTATGCCAATACTGATCGAGAACAACAAGCCTAGGCTGTTATACCATTTCAAGAACAGGGGTTACAGAGGCTACTGCACAAACAGACCTGACAAGCATTACAATAAGCTATCCAAGACTGAAAGGGAATTGGGTGGAATACCAAACACAAGTGAAGACGTTAAGCAGGCACACGCATCAGCTATAGAGTCTTACATTGAGAAGTATGTTGGGGTAGACTTAGAGGGTTCGTACAGACCATCTGATGAGTTTGGCTCTATGATTTTTACAAGGACCTTAGAGGATTGGGCAAAGTTTGATATAACCAACAGGACTAAGTTTGATGCATCAATAAGTTCAGGTTTGGCTATCATGGCTTGCCAAAAACACCTATATCAGCCTGAGAGAAAACAATCAAAAATAAACATTAACTTTGCAAGATATAATAACAAGGGAACAACAAGTCAAATTATTACATGAAGGATGTCAAAATAAACATTTCATCGACAGGGTTTCCTAGTCAATTTGTTTCAGATTCTGAAAAGGCAACGGATGCTTTCGGTTTACAAATCGGGCAAGCTATTCAGTATGAGTGGTTCAAGAAAGACGGGAATCAGTGTAGGTTTTATGACCAATGGAGAAACTTCCATAGGTTAAGGTTATATGCTCGTGGAGAGCAGCCGGTTGGAAAGTATAAGAATGAGTTGGCTATTAATGGCGACTTGTCTTACTTAAACTTAGATTGGACACCCGTTCCAATAATGCCTAAGTTTGTTGACATCGTAGTTAACGGAATGTCTGACAGGCTGTTCAAGGTTAAGGCATACGCTCAGGATGCAATGTCTCAATCAAAGAGAAGCAAGTATCAGAATATGATAGAGGGGCAGATGGCTGCCAAGCCTTTGTTGAACATTATACAGGAGAAGGCGGGAGTAAATCCGTTTACGGTAAACCCTGACGACCTTCCTGCTAATGATGAGGAGTTGGCTTTATATATGCAGCTTAACTATAAGCCTGCTATAGAGATAGCTGAAGAGGAGGCTATCAATACAATGCTTGAGGAAAACAAGTACATTGACATACGTAAGAGGCTTGACTATGACCTAACCGTGTTAGGAATATCTACAGCAAAGCATGAGTTCCTTCCAGGATCAGGTGTCGAGGTTAAGTATGTAGACCCCGCTAATGTTATTTACAGCTACACAGAAGACCCTCACTTCAAAGACTGTTTCTATTGGGGTGAAATTAAAACAGTTCCTATAACTGAGTTATTAAAGATTGACCCTAAACTTACCAAGGAAGACCTAGAAGAGATTTCTAAAAGTGGGCAGAGTTGGTATGACTACTATAACACAGCTCAGTATTATGATAACGATATTTTCTATAGAGATACTGTGACGCTAATGTACTTCAACTACAAGACCACTAAGAAGATGGTCTACAAGAAGAAAGTAAACGAAGAGACAGGTAGTACTAAAGTGATTGAGAAGGATGACCAATTCAACCCACCACAAGAAATGATGGACGAGGGGAACTTTGAAAAGCTTTCCAAAACAATTGACGTGTGGTACGATGGGGTAATGGTCATGGGCACTAACTACATACTAAAGTGGAATCTTGCTGAGAATATGGTTAGACCTAAGTCATCAAGTCAGCACGCACTTCCAAACTATGTGGCAGTTGCCCCAAGGATGTATAAGGGAGTTATCGAGTCATTGGTTAGGAGAATGATTCCATTCGCTGACTTGATTCAGATTACACACTTAAAACTACAGCAGGTTATATCCAAGGTTGTTCCCGACGGAGTATTTATAGATGCAGACGGTTTAAACGAGGTTGACCTTGGTACAGGTAACGCATATAACCCTGAGGATGCATTAAGGCTATACTTCCAAACGGGTAGTGTTATAGGCAGGTCATACACTCAGGACGGTGAGTATAATAACGCACGAGTTCCTATACAGCAGTTAACGTCAAATTCGGGTGCGTCTAAGACGCAAATGCTTATAGGCAACTATAACCATTACATGAACATGTTACGCTCTGTAACAGGCTTAAATGAGGCGAGAGACGGAAGTATGCCTGATCCTAACTCATTGGTTGGAGTTCAAAAGCTTGCTGCGTTGAATTCAAACACAGCCACACGTCATATACTTAATGGAAGCCTATATATGTTCAGGACAATATCTGAGGCTTTAACCTATAGGATTGCTGATGTATTAGAGTACTCTGATTTTAAGGACGACTTTATAAATAAGATTGGCAAGTATAACGTGTCAATACTTAACGACATCAAAGACCTTTATATATATGACTTCGGTATATTTATTGAGGTAGCACCGGACGAGGAAGAGAAGGCGCAGCTTGAACAGAATATTCAAATGGCTCTTTCAAAGGGAGACATTAACTTGGAGGATGCTATAGACATCAGGGAGTTGAAGAATATAAAACTAGCGAACCAACTACTAAAAGTTAAGCGTAAGTCTAAGCAAGACCGAGAGGAGAAGATGGCTATGCAGTCACAGCAGATGCAAGCACAGCAACAGATGCAGTCCCAACAGATGGCTGCACAGGCTGCTATGCAAAAACTTCAGATGGAGTCACAGGCTCAGATGCAAATTAATCAGGCTGAACTACAGTCTAAGTTGAATCTAAGGGAGCAAGAAGCTCAATTGAAGTTGATGCTTATGGAGAGAGAGTTTGAGATGAACCTTCAGTTGAGGGGGATGGAATCTTCTCAGTTAGCAAATCGTGAGCAAAGCAGGGAGGATGCTAAGTCTAAAAGAATAAGTCAGCAGAACACTGAGCAGAGTAAGCTAATAAACCAACGGAAGAATAACCTTCCGCCAATGAACTTTGAGTCTAATGAGGATAGTCTAGATGGGTTTGACCTAGCTGAGTTCGCTCCACGATAGTCTTAAAATCTATAAATAATTTTTATTAATTTTGTAAATCAAATATAATCACATGGAATTTAAAGTAAAAGCCATTGACGGCATCGAGCAGAAGTCTGTTCAAGAAGTAGAAAGCGAACTATTAAAATCGCACGAAGAAAATTTTAATGAAGAGGTTGACACTGCGGTTACTGAGGAAGTAGAAAGTGTAGAGTCAAACACTGAGATTCCTGAGTTACAGGAGGAGGACGTTCTTTCATTTATTAAGAATAAGTATGATAAGGAGATTACATCTGTTGAGGATTTGTTTCAAGCTCGTGAAGAGAGTGAACCACTTCCTGAAGATGTTGCTACTTATTTAAAATATAGGAAGGATACAGGTAGAGGCTTTGAAGACTTCTCTAAGTTAAATAGAGACGTTGACAAAATTGACCCTGATAGACTTCTTAAAGATTATCTAACCGCTACTGAGAAGGGTCTTGACGAAGAGGACATAGACGCATTGATGGAGGACTACTCCTTCGATGAGGACTTTGATGACGAGACTACTATCAAGAAGGTTAGGTTACAAAAAAAGAAAGCAATTGCTAAAGCCAAAGACTACTTTGAGTCTGAGAAAGAAAAGTACAGGATTCCTCTTGAGTCAAGTGGGAGTTCTATTTCAGAGGATGACAAAAAAGCGTTAGAGGATTATAAGCAGTATGTTCAACAGGCGACAACCTACGAGGAAGAAGCAAAGCGTAAGTCAGAGTGGTTTATGCAAAAGACAGACGAAGTGTTCGGAGGGGAGTTCAAAGGTTTTGAGTTCTCTATTGATGGAGATAAGAAAGTCGTTTACGCTCCCGGTGATTCGAGTGAACTATTAAGTAGTCAGAAAAATCCATCAACTTTTATTCAAAAGTTTTTAGATGACGATGGACTATTAAAAGATGCAGTTGGATACCATAGGTCATTAGCCATCGCAATGAATCCTGAGAAGTTTGCTAAGTTCTTTTATGAGCAAGGCAAGTCGGTTGCTACCGAGGATGTTATACGTAAGACTAAAAACATAAACATGTCTACACGTACTGCACCTGAGGTGACAAACAAGGGAGGAGTTCAAGTTAAAGCCGTAAACCCTTCATCGGGCAGAGGCTTGAAAATAAAAAGTAGAAAGTAAAAAATTAAAAAACTAAAAAATTAGAAAAAATGGCAGGACAAGTTAATCCTACTCCGGGGTTTGCACTACAACCAAGTGCAGAACAAGTACCCTTAGCGAGTAATTATATTACGAATTTCGATTTCTTAAATCAGTATCTTCCGGATACATATGAGAAAGAATTTGAAAGATACGGCAATCGTACAATCTCATCATTCCTAAGAATGGTAGGGGCGGAAATGCCGTCAAACTCAGACCTTATTAAATGGGCTGAACAAGGACGACTACATACTAAGTATGTAAATTGTAGTACTACAGCTATTGCAGGTGCTGACATAGCCACTATTACTGTGGCGGATGCAGGAGTTACAAGCATTGTAGTACGTGTAGGTCAGACGGTTATGATTTCTGACAACGCAGGTACAGGTTCAAACAAAGCTATCGTAACAGCGGTTGATACTGCTGCAGGTACTTTTGCTGTGGCTTACTATGAGGTAGGCGGACAAGTTCCTGCTGCGGGTCAAACATTAAGCGTATTCATTTACGGTTCTGAGTTTGGAAAAGGAACTGAAGGAATGCAAGGTTCTTTAGAGTCTGAAGATTCTATCTTTCAGAACAATCCAATTATCATTAAAGATAAGTACGCAGTATCAGGTTCTGATATGGCTCAGATTGGATGGGTTGAAGTAACAACAGAGAATGGTGCAAGTGGATACCTTTGGTATTTGAAGTCTGAGCACGAAACAAGATTACGTTTTGACGACCATCTTGAGACTGCAATGATTGAAGCAGTGCCTATGAATAATGTTGCCAATGCCGGAACTGCTAACGGTTCTGAAGGTGTATTCTATGTAGTAGAAAATAGAGGAAACGTAAGGGGAGGTGGATTCCCTGACACTATTGCAGAGTTTGATACACTTGATGATCAAGTAGTCA